GGGTTTGATTTATTGCTGTAGCTCTGGTAATTATTATAGTATTATAATCTACAGAATTTATGTCAGTTAAATTATTGTCATAAATAAAATCATCATAAGGATATTTTGTTGAAGCGTTTGTTTTTACAAGCTCATCACAATATTTAGATATTTTTAAAAGCTCCCATTTGTTTAAATCATTTTCATTAAAAAATGTTTTAGCTAATCCGTATCTTGAATTAACACATAAATCATAAAATATCCAAGCTGGATTATCAGACCATTTTAGAGTTTTACTAAAATTACCGCTCCAATCTCCAGAATATTCTCTAGCCTCACAGTCATAATTGTCTGGCACTCTTATTTTTAATAATTTACAATCATAACTTCTTACCGGAATAGATCCAAAATGTCTTGCGCTTACTTTATTTCTACACAATACAGAGTATGGATTTGAAAAACCATAATTTATTTGCTCAATTACAGAGTCTACTGAAAAATTTCTTGATGCATTTCCTGCGTTTTTTAACTCTTGAATGGCGCTTATTCTTTGCTGAACGCTATAAACACTTAGAATAAATTCAGCAAATGGATTATTGGCTTTATCTTCATCAGATATCTCTAAAATAATTGGAATAATAATTGGAGTAGATTTTACTACAAAATATCCTTGAAAATATAAATAAGTTGTTTTTCTTGTTTGTGGATTATTTAAAGCGACAACAAATCTTATATAATTACTATAAGTCTCGCCTTTTCCTCCTATATAATATAATAAATCTATAGAAATATTTAATATTATTGTTGTTGTATATTTATTTTTTACATAATGCGTGAAGCAGCGAGCGGTATCTTTTAATGCAATTAATTTCTTTTCAAAATCAGAATTGGTATTTTCATAAAAAAGTTTAGTATCATAATTTTTAGTTACATCAAAATTTAAAGAAGTATCTTTCTCCAAATCATAAACTCTACTTTTATATTCATATAAAGAACTAGTATTCAAATCTGAATTTTTAAGTGAATTTCCTAAAAATAAACTAAAATCTGAAGAAGTTATATTAAATAAATTGCTTTTACTATCTTTAACTGGAACATCATTATAATAAATACCATAAGCCAAAGAAGAATTTGCTGAATTAGCCGAAGAATTATTTAAGGAAATATAATTTACAGTATTTCCATTAGAATCAGTCAATCCCTCTATAGGCCCTTCACTCAACATGTCTATAGATTCATAAAAAGATTCAGAATCAATTGTCGCATTATTACTAAGAGCAGCATTAATCAAGATATTAGCACTATCTGTTTGAACGTATATATTCATTATGAAGCTATTCTATTTGTATTATATAAATAATTTGATACAACTACAGAACCAACTTTTAATCTTCCATAACCTATTGGAATAGATACGTTTCTTTTAGCAACATTTTCATATCCAGAAAATAATTTAGAATTATTTTTTATATCTTTTGGAGTTTTTGGTGATAGTAATTTTGTTACTAATATTTGAATACCTGTAGCAATAGCCATTATAATTAAAGCTACTAAAATATCATCTATAACAAAAGCAGTTCCTAACACCAAAGGAACTACTTCAATTTTTGAATTTTTATTTAAAATTGGAGAGTTTAAATAATCCGGAGCCATTATTTTACCATCTACATAAATTAAAAAATGAGATATATATTCTTCTAATATTCCCAAAGCTTTAATTAATTTTCCACTATTAGCTTCAATAGCATCAAAAGCTTCAGAAACAGTTTTAACATTCAAATTCCACTCTGTTTTCACCAAATTCTCAAATATTCCATGTAGTTTTATGTTAACCATATAATTAGTATTTACACTTCATTTCTTTAAAAATATCATTTTTGACATCATACATAAGCATATTTAAGTTATGATATTTTTGATATTGAAAATCTGTTTTAGAAAAATCTCCACCATCTGGATGGCTATGAAATAGATAAATTATTTTAAATTTATTTTTAATAACCAAATAATCTCTAGGAGATATCAAAAAATTGTTTTCTTTGTTTGGGTGTTTGTTTTCTATTTGTATAAATTTATACTCAGCATTATCTTCTACAATAAAACCACAGATTTCTAATTCATAGTTTTTATTGCATAATATTTTTATTTCATCCAATAATTCATTTTTTAACATCATTATCATAAGGATAAGTTGCTGGAAAAGCTCCAAAAGGTAAAGATGTTCTAGAGTTATTAGCAGATGTTTTATTATCTTGAAATCTTAATAAACAACCATTCAAGGTTTTAGAACATTTATCTTGTTTCCAAACATCTGTATTATCTAATGGATTTTTATTTAATACATTATCCTGCAAACATACAAAAAAAGTTTTTGGACTATTTAATGGAATTATCAAAGAAGACTCTTCATCTAAATCCATGCTTGGCAATGGATCTATAAAAATAAAATCACCTTTAGAATAAGTTCTTGTAGATAACCATTCTCCCTTATATGTTAAAGTAGTTAAGTTATAAGAATTATTGCTTAAATTTGTTTTATATCCAGCTAAAAAAGTTTTATCATTTTGATCTGCAACTGGAAGACCTATATTACTAGTTATGCCAGGATATGATGGACTAGATGTTACAGAATCTTTCCATGCTGTTTGAAAAAAATATAATGCAGGAGCCGAATCTCCATATCCATTTTTTATAATTGGACCCGCATAATCAGAAGTATTTCCATAATTACATCCATAACAACGATAATTCCATCCACAAGTATCATTAGTTACTTTTCTCGCTGGAATATTTAAATTTTGAACATCGATCTTAGAAGATAATTCCAATTCTACTTCTTGTTTATTTTCACTTTTTTTCAAATTTATTATTAACTTATCAAAAGCTATATAAGTATTAAAACTAGAAGTTCCATAAGGATTAACTCCATCAGTAAAATTTGCTGCATCTAAGTCTTTAGCTAAAATCTTTTTTCTATAAAACTTTTTTCCTATAAGATTATTTCTATCTATTAAAATTTTAGAAAAATAATTATTTACATTTGCAATCTTTAAAGAAGGTCTGCTTTGTCTTCCATCAGAGCTTTTTTGAAAAGACGAGAACTCACAAGGTAAAAAAGAATACTCATTACCTTGAAAAATAATATTTTTAGAAAAGTTCTTAGATCCATGAAATCTTAGAAATCCTTCGTTAGGATCTAATTCTATTTCATACAGATCTAATATTAAATAATTGTTTAATTTAAAAAGAGTATTCATATCAAGAAGCGATTGATGGCGTTCCAGCTATATTGAAAATATTTGGCAATCTAAAATTTTTATTCCTTATATCGTAAGTAGAAGACGTTTCTCCAGTAAATAATTTAAAATATACATCTATTAAATAATTATTTATATTAATTTGTTCACTATCTATCAAAAGTCTATTATAAAATATAATATCAAAATAAGAAACTTTAAGACTTGTTAAATCATTGATTAATTTAAAAGTTGTTTCTTTTATATCATTTATTAATAAAGATGAAGAATTATTTGTTTTTGGCGCTAAAGCTAATAAATCATAACTAGTCAACAGAACTCCATTGATATAAATAAAATAAAAACTCTTAGAACGCTTAATATTTATTATCACTGGATAATAAGTTTGATCAGAAGAGTTTAAACTTTTCGAAACTTGTGCAAAATTTGTTTTTATAGTATTAGTTTTATCATAATCGAAAAAATTATTATTATTTGTTATTGTTGCGTCGAATAATGGAGTTAAAAACCCTTGAAAAACATTAGGTTCTTTAGGATAGTAGTTATAAGAGCTTGTTAAATATTTTGTATACAGAATATGTTTAGATGAAACTTGTGTTGCTGTTGCTGTTTTATACCAATCTAAAAATTTAAAAGATGTAGACGTATTTGCTAATGTATCAAAAGCTGTTACTTGTTCTATTGTAGCTACTATATATAAATCAAAATCATTACATAAAATAGAATCAGTAAATGCTGTTGATAAAGATTGATTAGTTAATGTTAGAGCTTTATATCCAAAACTTTTATAATTTGAAACATATGTAGCATTACCAGTTAAAGTATAAGATCCTCCAACCCAATAATTAGGGCTACTTGAAATTCCACTATTAGGAAATCTAAATATATAATCAGATGGTAAATTTTTATTATATATATTTAATAAGACAGAAGAATTTGAGAATGAAGTTATAAAATTGCCACATTGTTGATTCATTGATATTTGATTTACAGGCTTAAATAAACAAAAAAACATACCTCCATATGCTGAATTATATGTATTTGTTATTTGAGTATCTGCTGCAATTGGTATTGTATAAAATCTATTTGGATCTCCTGTTAAATGTGCTGTTCCTTTTG